CTTACCGGCGCCGGTTGGATCGGTTGATCGAGGAGATGCACCGCTCGGTCGCGTATTGGCTAACCGCGGCCTACCGCCGCGACCCGCCGACCCTGGCGCAGGACGCCACGCCGGCGGTGACGCTGTCGCGCGCCGTCGCCCGCCTGCGCGACCGGTGGACGCGGCGCTTTGCGACGTTGTCGCGGGACCTGGCGCGATGGTTCGGGTTGAGCCAGGCGCGCCGTTCGGACGTCGCTCTCCGCTCCGCGCTTCGCAAAGGCGGGATGAGCGTCAAGTTTACGATGACCCCAGCGATGCGCGACGTGCTCGTGGCGACGGTGCGGGAGAACGTGAGTTTGATCCGCTCGATTCCCCAGCATTACTTCACGCAGATCGAGGGTTACGTCGCGCGCTCGGTGACCGTCGGACGTGACCTGGGGCAGCTCAGCGACGACCTCCAGCGCGAGTTTGGCGTCACGAAGCGGCGCGCGGCGCTGATTTCGCGGGACCAGAATGCCAAGGCCAGCGCCGCGCTGACCCGTGTGAGGCAGGTTGACCTTGGAATCACCGAGGCGATCTGGGTGCATTCAGGGGCCGGTAAAGAACCTCGCCCTACTCATTTACGCGCAGGTCGAGACAAGATGAGATTCTCGCTGATCGACGGCTGGTACGACCCGGCCGAGAAGAAGAATATTCTCCCCGGAGAGCTGATAAATTGCCGCTGTACTGCGCGGCCGGTAATTCCGGGTTTGAGTTGATGCGCGCCCTCGACAAGCTCCTGTTCATTTTCCTCGCGACGCTGGCCGTTGCGGCGATCGTCAGCCACCTGACGGGGTGGGAGTAGATGGCCGTCCTCTCCGGCGGCGACCGACTTACCGCGCGACTCGACGAGATCTCGCGGCGCGTCGGCCGTGGCGTAATGGTAAGGATAGGGTTCCTGGAGGGTGCTACGTATCCGGATGGCAAGTCTGTCGCCATGATTGCCGCTATACAGGAATTCGGCGCCCCGGCTGCCGGTATCCCACCGCGACCGTTCTTCCGCGACATGATCGCCGTGCGCTCGGAGGGTTGGCCCGCGGCAGTGCGCGCGAACCTAGCGGCGACGGGCTACGACGCTGGCCGGGCGTTCGCGCGGGTTGGCGAGGGGATCGCGGGGCAACTGCGGCAGTCGATCTTGGACTTCGTCGGGGAGCCGCTGAAGCCGGCGACGGTGGCCCGCAAGTGGTTCGACAAACAACTGATCGACACCTCGCACATGCTGAACTCGGTCAATTACGAGGTAGTGACTAAGTAATGGTAAGTAATCGATGAGATTCTTATTCCATCTTTTTAATCACAACACCGTCGGCGCCCGCAGCCTGGAGGACGTGCTGTTCATTTTTGGCAACCAGCTGCGCGCGCTGGGCCACTGGGTGTTGCACGACCCTGACAACGACCGGGGCCGGAGCAAGGGACGGCCAGACCCGACGAAGCGGCAGATCCTGTTCGCGCACGGGCCGGACGAGATCAACGTCATCGTCGAGGGATTTACCGACCCGGTCATACAGATCGTCGCCGAGGCGCGACGTGACCTCGGCGCACGTTTCCTATGCCTGGCAACCGAGGAGCCTACTGAGAAGGGCTTTAACCACGGCACGCAAAAGGAGATGGTCGAGCGCCAGGAGAAGTTCGGCGCAGCGATGCGCTATTTCGATGGCATCCTCCACCTGGTTCCCGGCGCGCGCGTGACACGGTGGTACTCGCAGTTCGGCGTGCCCGCGGCCCAGGCCGAGCTCGGCTTCGCGCCGAACCTGCTGAGGGCGGACGCGGTTCGCGAGCCGCGGTTCGACTTTGGGTTCTACGGCTCGCTGACGCCGCGTCGGCTGGCGCTGCTAAAGCGCCTGCGCGACTACGTCGCGCCCTCGCGCCACGCGGTGCGCATCGTGGCGGACTTCGCCACGGCCGCGGAGCGCGACCGCGCGATGCAGAACGCCAAGGTCATCGTTCAGGTGCGTAAGTTCGATGAAATGGGACTCGTATCGTCGAGCAGATGTAATACCGCGCTGTGTTGCGGCCGCCCAGTCGTGGCCGAGGCGCACGACGAAGCACTGTCGCACCCCTGGGATCGGATCGTCCACTTCACACGCTCCGAGGACGAGTTCCTGCTGGCGTGCAAGCGTGCCCGCGACGTGTGGCGCCAGCTCCACGGCCAGCAGTTCACCGAGTTCATGCATCGCCTGACGCCGGAGGTCTGCGTCGGCCGCGCCCTCGCCTCCCTCCGGCTGGGCGAGCACCGCGCGCGGGCGGCGTGAAGGAGACGGGTCATGCCCGATACGACATATTTTACACGGCATGAAGGTGAGACACCTGAAGCTTTCGAGGCGCGCATGGGACGCGCGATTGTTATGACGCCTGCTCGCGTCGGTACGATCCTCAAGAGGGCCTTCGGGCTTCGCGATGGTATCAAAGAATTGACGCTCCATCTAAATAAAGATGAAGTAACCCTGTCGGTTGTCTACTTCGTACCGGATGACAGGGCGCGAATGCTCGAAAATCTCGAAGAATTTACGCTCGTGCCGAAGGCGAAGTGAACCTCCACTCCGTCGCCAACGCCGCGGTCCGGGCGATCAACCCGAACTCGCCCGCGACGATCAAGTTCAGTACGGGGTCGACGGTGGCGCCGGACGGCATGCCGGCGCCGACCTATTCCGCGCCGGTCGCGGTCCAGGCACAGGTCCAGCCGCTGACGTGGCGCGAGCTGATGATGGTCGACGGTCTGAACCTGGCCGGGGCCAAGCGCGGGATCTACTTATTTGGGGACGTGCAGTCAATCATCCGCGTCAACGCTCAGGGGGGCGACATCATAACGATAACGCCGGCCCAGGGTGCCTTCTCGGCTAACTCCGTGTGGCTCACCGTCGTCAGCCTTGAGGACTGGAACGCGGACGGATGGTGTAAAGTCGCGGCGACCCTTCAGGTGTCCTGAGTGCCCTCGCTCTCCTTGACGGAGAGTGAGGAGATGGCGGCGCTCCGCTCGTTCCTTATTTCGGTGCTGCCGCCAGGCACGCCGGTCGTTCGCGGACAGATTAACCGGGTAGCCGAATCCTCGGCCGGTGACTTCGTCGTTTTCTGGCCGTTGAGGCAGTCCAGGTTGGCGACGAACATTGTCACCGTCGCCGACAACATAATCGTCGGCTCGATCTCTGGCACCGCGCTGACCGTGACCGCGATCCCGCAGGCCGAGTCCCCGCTCGCGGCGGGCATGCTGCTCACCGACGGCACCGCGGGCCGCGTCGCCGGCAGCACAACGATCGTCTCGCAGCTCTCGGGCAGCGTCGGGGGCACCGGGGTCTACCTCGTCGCGCCTGGCCAGACGCTCGCGGCCGAGACGCTCTACGCGGGGCAGCGGTCGGATCTGGTTCCGGCCCGTTGGACCATTCAGTGCGATGTTCATGGCCCGGCCTCGGGGGATAACGTACGGATAATCGAGGGTCTTTTCAGGAGCGAACTCGGCGTGGACGCGATCGGCACGCAGGTAACGCCGCAGTACACGATCGTTCCGTTGTACGCGAACGAAGCGCGCTTTATGCCGTTCGTCAATGATCAACAGCAGGTTGAGTTCCGCTGGACGCTGGACCTGGAGCTTGAAATTGATCCGATCATCGGCACGCAGCAGCAGTTCGCCGACAAGCTGAAGGCAACACTCTTCGAGATCGACGCCGCCTACCCGCCTTAACCGTAGGAAGCGAAGCACATGTCAGTCGTCGTAACGCCCGCGATACCCGCGTCGACTATCGTTGCAATCACACCATCCGTCGCCTCAGCCGGCGGCGCGGCGCTAGATCTCAACGGCGTCATTCTGACTAACGGCACGCGCGTGCCGATCGGCACGCTGCAGTCGTTTTCGACGCTGACTGACGCAACGAATTACTTCGGTCCGACGGCGCCGGAGACCGCGCTGGCGACCATTTATTTCAATGGTTTCAACAACAGCGAGGCCAAACCAGGCCAACTGTTCTTCTGGCAGTATGCATGGCAGCAGCCGGTCTCCGCTTACCTCCGCGGCGGCAGCGTCGCCGGCTTGACCCTGGCGCAGCTTCAGGCGCTCTCCGGTACGTTGTCGGTGACGATCGATGGCGTGACGCAGACCGCGAGCGCGCTCAACCTCTCCGCCGCTACCAGCTTCTCGAACGGGGCGGGGATCATCGGCGCCGGCCTCGGCATCCACGGCCAGAACCAGGGTGCGTACACCGGCTCGATCGCCGGAACTACGCTAACCGTCTCGGCTGTCACCAACGGGCCGCCCGCCGCGACGTTGACGGGCTCGATCACCGGCACCACGTTGACCGTCTCCGCACTCGGCTCGGGCACGCTGGCGATTGGCCAGCTAGTCACCGGCACCGGCGTCTCGGCCAACACGACGATCACCGCGCTGGGAACCGGCACCGGGGGCGTCGGGACGTACACGGTCAACAACGCGCAGACCTCGCTGGTCGAGCCGATGACCGCCTACGCCCCCGCCGGGGTGCTCGCCATAGGCGACGTGGTCACCGGCACCGGCGTCACGGCCAACACTTACATCACCGGGCTCGGCACGGGCACCGGCGGCGTGGGCACGTACACGGTCACCCCGTCGCAGACCGCGGCCAGCGAGACGATCAACGGCTGGTTGCCCGGCGTTACGTACGATGCTGTTGCCTCGGCGTTCGTCATCAATTCTGGCACGACCGGCGTGGCCTCGACCCTCGCCTTCGCTACCGGCACGTTGGCGGCGACCTTGATGTTGACCCAGGCCACCGGCGCGCTGCTCTCGCAGGGCGCGGCGCAGTCCACCCCGGCCGGGGCGATGGCGGCGATCGTCGCGATTACCCAGAACTGGGCGCAGTTTATGACGGCGTTCGAACCGGTCAGCACCGACAAGACCGCGTTCGCCGCCTGGGCCAGCGGCACCGGGAACCGCTACGCCTATGCGATGTGGACTACAGACGTGACCAACACGCAGGCCGGGGGGCCGTCGCCAGCGGTCGCCGCAATCCTCGCGGCCGGCTACTCCGGCACCTCGATGATCTACGAGAACCCAGCGGTCGACGCGACGGGCCAGATCGCGGCCTTCATCCTGGGTTACGGCGCCAGCATCGATTTCTACGTGCCGCAGGGCCGGGCCAACGCGGCCTTCCGTGCGCAGGCCGGGCTCGCGCCCCACGTGTTTTCGGCCACGGTCGCCACGTTCCTTAAGGGTTACGGGCTCAACTTCTACGGCGACTACACGACCGCCAACCAGGCGTTCACGTTCTACTACCCTGGCTCGATCACCGGGTCGTTCGCGTGGCTGGACGACTACCTGGATCAGATCTGGCTCAATAACCAGTTCCAGCTCCAGCTTATGGAGCTGTTTGTGAACACGCTCAGCATCCCGTACAACCAGGCCGGCAACGGGTTGATCGCCGCGGCGTGCTCCGATGTTATTGCTGCAGGGATCTTTAACGGCATAATCCAGCCCGGTGTGACCCTCTCTGCGGCACAGGCTGCTGAGGTCAACGCGGCGTCCGGTGGCAACGATATCGCGCCGATT